GTCATCTGCTTTGACGATACCGCCCTCAAACTCTTCTTCTACGTGCGGGACTGCACATAGCATCCGGTAGCCTTTCGGTTCCGGTAGGAGTTTGGCTTTAGCGGCCTCCTCCTGCGTCTTCTCAACGTTGATATTACTCATCATCGCGCTCCAAGCGTTTTGCAAGGTCTTTGATGTGGTTCCGTGCGAGGTCAAGACCCTGTAACGCCCCGCAAAGACGTTTGTATTCACCCTCATCCAATTTGCCTTGAATCAAGGTATCAACAATCAACATGCGCTCTTCCTGCAACCTCGTGTCAAGGTACTCCAGAGCGTTGGCATAACTCATTTATTACTCCTTTCTGGGGGGTTGCGAACGCTGCTGCGCAGTCATTCGTTGGAGATCGGCAGACTCTTTGGCCTTGCCCATCTCAATACCAAGGCGGACTCCCTCCATCTGTTGTTTGGCAGATAGCGCAGCCTTGTCTTTCTGGATGTCCACACCGAGACGCGCTGCCTCAAGTTGTTGACGCCCAGAGATTTCTGCTTTGCGAAGTTCCAACTCGTCGGCTTTGGCAGCGGCATCCATGATGTCTTTCTGCTGTTTGCGTTGGATCTCGGCCTGCTGGATCTGTGCTTCGATCTGCATCTGCTGCGCTTTGGTCTGCGCTTGAAGTTGCTTGATCTGCAGGTCCATCTGTTGCATCTGGATAAGCGGGTCTTGCTGTTGCTGCTGAGCCTGTTGCATCTGCATCTCGGCCTGATCTTTCTGCAAGACTCGTGCGGCTGCAGCGGCAGCCAACTGCGACAACTGCGCCTCGAACTCCGGCGGCAAGTCGTACTCTTCCATGTCGTTCTGCGGCAGGGGCGGCAAGGCTGCGCCAAGTTGCTTCTCGATCTCGCGGCGATACTGGAAGGCCACGTGCTCCATGATGTGCGCTTGAAGTGATGCAGTAATCTGCTGCGCCATCGGGTTTTGCCCAATCTGCTGCGCAATCTTGGGGTCTTGCCCAAGGGCCATGTGCACCGCGATGTGTGCCTCGTGATCCTGATACATGAAGGCTTTAAGCGGCTTACCCGTCATGGCGTCCATGTTTTCCGTCACGGGGTCACGCGGCTTGGCGTCATCTGCAAGGGGCACGATCTTGTCAGCATTCTTCACGCCGAGCGTTTCAATCATCTGCCGATGGAGATAGGGGAGATCGTAAAGTTGCGGAGCGGTTTGCGAGAGTTGGAGCACCGCTTGGTATTGCACAACCTTCTGCGACATCGTGGCGGCATTGGGATCGGCCACGGGAATAACATCAACGTCATCGTAATCCGACTTCTTGGCCTTACGATCTCCCACTTCTGGTTCGTACGAATACTCTTCGGGAGTATTGTCTCGAATAATTCCTGCAAGCAGTTTGAATTCCTGCTTCATCGCGTAGTACACGCGAGCCTGCACGGCGGTCATGACTTTGAGGACACGCTCCAATACCGCAAGCGTGGTGCCCACCGGGGCCTGTGCCGACATATCGCTGATCTTGAGATCGGATACGGCAGCAAAGCGGCGTCCTTCCTCGACCACCTTGTCCATGAGCATGGCAAGGGTCTGGCTCGGTTCTTTGTACGGCAGCGGCAGGATGTTGTCCCGCACTGCGCCAGAGGGTACGTCTACGTCTCGCCACTCGCCGGGGGCGATAGGGGTGTCATCTCCCTTGATACGGAGACCGCGTGATTTGAGACCACCCGGAAGATTGCTAAGAGTTCCTGCGTCGATAAGTTGGCGAAGGAGGGAGGTTGCCGCTTTAGAGTGGCCGCCGATAAGGTGGATAAGTCCGAAATAATAGAAGCCAAAGCCGGGGATATACCCGTAATGCACAAAGTGCTGTCGCTTCTGCTTGAGTTTGTCATCTTCTTTCCAATTCCGCCGTATGGCTAGAATCGTTCCCGTCCCCTTCTCAATCGTCACTACGTACGGTAGTGCAATGCCCGTCTCATTATTGTCTTTATCAACGTCCGGATATCCCGGCAGATCAATGTTGACGTGCATCTCAAGCAACTGGAACCGATCGTCCATGCTGGCTGAGAAGCCTTGATCCTCTGCTTTTTGCTTCTCTACCTCGTCCATGACCCGCATGGGTTCGCCTAGGTCCACATCGCGGTAGAAGCCTGCGTACTGCAGTTTGATCAGTTCGTTCTTCGTCTTCCGCATCCGGTGCGTTACGCGGTCTGCGGTCTCAAGGTTCGGTGCGCCATAGGGCACGATGATGTCTTCGGCTGGGATGTACACCGCCGTCTGACGATCAAGCGAAGGATCGAAATACACCTTCTTGAATGCGTTACCTGCAAGAGCAAGGCTAAGCAGAAGCCGCTCGTGTTCCGGGCGATACTCCTTCATCACCTCGGTCAACTGGTAGTTCATGTCATCCGCAACGCGGATAGCCGAGTCACGCTTGTCTTGGGTCTCCTTGCCGATGATCTTCGTCTTGACCGGCCCCATCGCGGGGAAAGTCTCCATGATCGTCTCGGACTGGAACTTGACCGCTGATTCCATCAGAAGCGGATGAAAGACTCCGCAAGCACCGGGCCACGGCTCGGTACGTTCCTCGTACCGAATACCCAAAATCTTCAAGCCTTTAATGTACGTATCAAGCCAATCCTTACGTGAGGAGAGGTCTTGCTCATAGTTACCGATCAACTCACCCGCAAGCGAGCCTAGTTCGTTCTCGCTCATGTACTCTGCAAGGTTGGCGTCGAAGTCTTCGGCACGAGGTTCCTCTTTGCCGAGTTCAATCATCATGCCATCAACGCCTATGCGGACCTCTTCAGGGTCCACAATTTCAATCTCAATCGGCTCTTGGGGAGCAAGTGCTTCTAAACCCAACGGAGCCTCGTACAAACTTTTATCGACGGCCATCTAAATTCTCCTAGTAATACCCTTCTCGCTTACGCTTGAAGTACCGTGTCGGTTCTGGCTCATCGCTCGCCAATCTCAAGAAGCCGCCCTGCCGATACCGCAGCAACGCTTGGGTCATCGAGTCTACCAAGTCATCGTGCTCGCCAGAGGGAAAACTCGCTACTTCCTCGACCAGTTCTTCAGCCCAGTGAGTATTAGGAACCCAAACGCGCCCAGATGCAAACATGTCTGAAACAGCATTCAAACGGGCAATTTTGTCGTTTCCCCTGCTTGGGGTGAACTCCTGTACCGGGATGCCCATGGCACGCAGTTCAAATATGAGGGGGCTGCCTGCTGCTTTAGCCTCAATGATCATGCTGTCAGGGTTCCAGTACTTGTACTCCTCAAACGCCGTTTCCTTTAGTTCCGGAAACTCCATGCGCTTCTTAAAAGCGTTGAGAAGGATGATGTTGGACTGGTTTTTCCCGGTGTCATCCGGGTGTTCAAACACTCCCCACGTGGTGCAGGCTGAGTAGTCAGCCCGTTCTGACTTGAGAAACGCCGTATCCCACGACTGGATGATGTAACTACAGAAAGGTACGTTGTCTGCGTCCCAAACTCGCCACCAATCACGTTTGATGATGGCCGATACGTCAGAAGTAGGCTCCTGCTGGTACTGAGCCATCCACTTGCCATTGGGCAGTTCCTGCCGCAAGGCTTCCAGTTCCTCGATGCTCCAAAACTCGGGCCAAAGTGCCTTATTTGACGGCAAAATAGCCGGAAATTCGATGACTTCCCACTCTTCTCCACTACGCTGAGCGGCTGCTTTGAGCACTTGACCCGTCAAATCCTTCTTGGACCAGCGAGTCATAACAACCACAATAGCCCCACCCGGCTGGAGACGCTGCCGAGGCCCGGAGGTGTACCATTCGTACGTCTTGTCGTAGACTTCGGGGTTAGTTTCAGCGAGAGTAGCCTCCTGCTCGCTGTGCGGGTCGTCAATAATGAGCAAATCCGCGCCTTTACCGGTCACGGCACCGCCTACACCGATAGCAAAGTACTCTCCAGCGTAGTTTGTAGCCCATCTACCGGCTGCTTTTGAGTCCGCTTGCAGCGCAACTTGCGGAAAAATGTCTTTATAGCGGTCAGAATCGACCAAATTACGCACTTTTCGGCCAAAACCCACCGCTAATTCGGCTGTATGGGAGGTCTGGATGATCTTTTTGTCCGGATATTTGCCTAAAAACCAACTAGGCAGCAGGTAAGACGCAAATTCCGACTTGGTATGCCGTGGCGGCATGTTAATAATGAGGCGTTTTGTCTCGCCAGAAGCCACTCGCTCAAACGCACGGGCCATTTTCTCGTGATGCCGCCCATGAATGAAATTAGGCCACACGTATTTGACGTAGGCCATGAAGTCCGTCTTGGCTTTTTCTTGCGTTCCTGCCTTTCTTGCTTCAGCCACCAACTGTCCAACGCGCTGCTGGAGTTCTGGGGGCATGTTCGGAAGCCGTTTTTCAACGTCACGGAGCAGGTTCTGATCCATCTTCCGAGTCTGCTTCGTTGTTGTTTAGTCCAAGTTCTTCATCCAAATCAAGTTCGGCTAGCGAAACAGGCTGATCCTCACTTACAACCGCATAATCCCCGTCGTACAACTCAAGAGTTTTGCGCAGTTCCGTCTCGATATCCTTAACCGTACGTTGTGTGACGGTGACA